TCCAAACGGATTGGTACTGTACGTATTTTGTGGAAGTAAATTTTTGCCAATCACACCACTGTGGCTGATATTATATAATTGAACTTTAGGATAATTATAGATATTTCTTCCAGATTTTACCATCGAATATTCGTTATTATTAATTTCAGAACCTAAGAACAGAGTATTTTTCTTGATAAATTCATAGTTAGACATTTTATTATTATATATATAATGAATAGAAAAAAATAATATAATAAAATTATAAAAAACTTATATAATTATGAATGAAAGTGAAAAACCAAAAAAAAAATCAAAAAAAAATAAAAAACTTTCAAAAAAAAAGTCACGAAAAAAAATTAATATTATTAATTCTTTAAAAGAAAATTATATATCATGGATATTAATTTTTATTGCTATATTGCTAATTTCTCCAAATAATTACATTAAAGGATTATTTACATTTTTATTAATGATGATAATATCTTATTTTATACATTTAAGTAGTCATGTATGCTACAATATATTTTCTGCATTACACATATATCATCATAACAACGATAATTTTTACTCTCATTTTAGTCAAATTTTAATAGAATTAGGTTTTTTTCCTTCACTTTTTCTACCTTTATATTGTATTTATGGTAAAATATTTGTTAACGAATGGATAATAATGTTTTTTGTATTATTTTATTCTAGTATACATAATATAAATTATGGTTATTTCAATGTAAATGATGTTCATTCAATACATCATAAAAATCCTTCAACAAATATAGGTCCAGATGTATGTGATGTACTTTTCGGAACAAAAAGTAAATTAAATGAAAATGTAGAAAATACAAATCATTATATAGTTAATATAATTATAATTACTATCTCAATAATGTGTTTAAAATATTTTTATTATTCAAGTGAAAAAGTAAAAAGTATATTAAATAAAATATTATTTACTTTTTTAATTAGTAGTATGATTATTACAATAATAGGTTCAATAGTGGTTTATTATGGTTGATCAATTTTCATATATGAGAGGTTTTTGTTCTGTAAATGAATTTTTTACTATTTGAATAATCTTTTCAATATTACAACAACTACAAAAAACATTAGTGATTAAGATTAAATACAACAAAAATATAATTAACAATACTTCTAAATTAAATTTATATTTTATAGTAATATCCATACTATAAATATAATTAGAAAAAATTAAATGGTAAGATTTTAATAGTTGTATTAAATAATAAGGTATTTTAATGAAAATTAAAATATATTTTAAATTGTATGAATTGTTGTATATGTGGTCCTGTTAAAAATTGTGCGCAGTATTTAAAAAAAGTTTTGTTGAATATGGAAAAAATTGGTTCTCTCTTTGAGAATTATAAAATAATAATTTATTATGATGAATCTAATGACAGCTCATTAGAAATTTTAAAAAACTATCAAAAAATGAATACAAATATGTTATTTTATGTAAATAAAAAACCCGTATCTCCTTTTAGAACACATAATATAGCAATTGCTAGAAATTTTTGTTTGAATTATATTAAAGAAAATAAAGATTATTTTTCTTATTTTATAATGATGGATATGGATGATATAAATTGTAAAGAAGTTAATTTAGAACCGCTAAGTGAATGTTTAAAAAATGATTTATGGGATGGTTTATCATTTAATACAAAACCCAAATATTATGATATATGGGGATTATCAATTTGGCCTTTTTGTTTTAGTTATAATCATTTTGAAAACAATGTAAGATTTTATGATATAATACAAAAGTATGTTACAAAAAAATTGGATAATTTAAAACCAGGAGAATTATTACCAGTAATTTCTTCATTTAATGGTTTTTCAATATATAGAACAAATAAATTTTTAAATACTTATTATGATGGAAGAATTCGTTTAGATTTAATACCAAAAAAAAATTTAGAAGCTCATTCGAAAGCAAGTGGTTCAAAATTAGTATTTAAAAAATATGTAACAGTTAATGGTAAATATGAAGAATGTGAGCATAGAGCATTTCATATACAAGCAAGTAAAAATTCAGGTGCAAGGATAATGATTTCTCCGGAAATATTATTTTTTTAAAAAGTTTTTTTATTTTTTTTTGTTTTTTTATTAAATCGTTTAGTTTTTCCGCCTTTCATATAATATAAATAATCATTAGCTAAAAGATTTTCTCTTACTACAATCAAATATTTTACACGTTTTTCTAATATTATCTTTATTTTTCAAATAATATTTAACTGCTGAAATTTTATAATCTTCGCTTTTATGTGTCATTTCTATAATAAAAATAGAAAAAACTTACTCATAATTTGTCCCATTTTAAATCTTCAAGGGTGTAAAGTAACAATTCCTTGAACTGGTCTTGTAGTTTTATTCATAATATATATTTATTTATTTATTTATTTATTTATTCATGAATTTTTTCGGTGTGTATTAGTGGATAAAATATAACACCCCAAGAGCGTTCTATATAATGTGCAGCTTCTGGTCTTATATGCTTATTTATAGTTAGAATTAAATGCTGATATCTAGTAACAGGATGTTGTAAGATATCTCTTTTATCAATAGAAAAAATACCCCAAAAAGTGTACCAATGAGCATTTGTATTTCCAAAAAAATATTGATACCATGCAGAATATGGTCTAATTTTACACTTTAGTAATTCACTATTATTATTATGAATGATATTATCAATACAACTACAATTCCAGTTATCTAATTCAAAGTTTTTGAAATAATTTTTTAAATTTTCTGTATAAGAACCATGAAAAAATGCTTTTTTATAATTGCTGTTAATTATATTTTTAAAAATAGCAATTGCTTTATTTTTTTTATATTCAATATCTAATGATCCGGGTAAAAAAACAATAACATCTGTTAAGTTGTGATAATTTTCAATGATATGATGTAAATAAGTATGATCACAACCTCCAATATTTTCTAAATTTATAATTTTTGTAACATTTTTTTTTTCAAAATTATTATTATCACCTTTGTTATAAACAATATATTTGAAATGGTTAAAAGGAAACTCATTCATCCAATTTAATTTTTCATTAAATCTTGAAACAACTATAGTTATGTTTGAAAAATAATCTGCCATAATATTATTATATATATATATTATTATCTTTCCATAGTTGATCATAATGTTTATTTTTTTGAAATTGTGATTGTTCTTCCCTATATTCATTATAATTTTCTAAAATTATTAAATGATTATAAAAAATACATTCTTTTTTAAGATTATTAAATTGTAATAGATTAAAATTTATTTCACTTTTTTCATACTCTTCATCTGTAAAATAACTACCTAATAATCCTGGGCCAGTTGGATATAATGGATTTTCTCCATAAAATTTATTTTGAACATTTATAACTATTTGGTTAATACATTTTAAAAGTATTTCATTTTTAGGTAAACTAATTATGAATGCTGTATACATGCAATTTTTTGGTCTATCTCTTACAAAATGTTCATGTTCTGTAAGTGCAATAAATTTAAAATTATTAACACACTGATATTTAATATCTAAGTAAATGCCGCCATTTATGTAAAGAATACAATATCTCCATAAATCACTTTTGTATGAGCAAGGGATTAATGAATCATAAGCATTTAAAACATCTTCATCAAAATTGTTTTGAATAAAGTTTCTGCATTCATTTTCATCATATAAATAATGATTAAATTCATGGTTATTTTCTTGTAACAACTGATAATTATGTTGCATGAATGGAGGTAGATTTTTAGTATGCCAACATGTATATAATTTTAAAGGTATAATTGATTGATATGTTTCTTTAAATTGAAATGGTATGTTTAGTTTATTATATGTATTCATAATGCGAATTTTTGCATTATGATCATTAATTATTTGTTGTATTTCTTTTTGTTTGTCAAGTATTTTTTTAGCTTGTTTTTGTTTTTCAAATTGTATTTTTTGTTGTTGCAATTGTTGTTTACTAACAAAATGAATCATTTTATTATATAATAATATTTTATTAATATATAATGAATTCTATTCCAAAAAATATATTTCAAACACACAAATCTTTAACATATGTAAAGTCAAAACCAAAACTTTTAAATGCTATGAATAGTTGGCTTAAATTTACTAGCGAATTTAATCATTATTTTTATAATAATGATATGTGTGATGAGTTTATGAAAGAAAATTTTGATGAAAAAACTTATAGAGCTTATTCAATATTGCCTATGGGTGTGATGAAATCTGATTTATGGCGTTATTGTATTATTTATAAAAATGGAGGTATTTATGCAGATATTGATACAATATGTAAAGTAAATCCAAATATTTTTATTGGTGATACAGATTTGATAGTATCCCCAGAATTTAATCATCCATATTTTTGTCAATGGACTTTTTCTGCACCAGCAAATTCGCCCATATTAAAATCAATAATAGATTTATCTGTAAACAGAATTTTAACTACACCTATAAAAGGTGAACATATAATACATTATTTAACCGGTCCAGATGTTTTTACAAATGGTATTGAAAAGTATTTAAAAGAAAATAATTTACCTACATTTAGCAATAAACTAGAATATTTTAATTACCCATATAGTATTTTAAAGGTTTTTAATCCTTATAATTTTCATAATAAATTTATAATACATTTATTTGCAGGAGATGATAATGATGGATGGAAGAAAGAAAGATACAGAAAAATACAAATGTAAAAATGAAGATAAATTATTTATAAATTTGCCTATTTTGCCACAAGTTGCCGTAATATTCAACTCTTTTATGATGATTATGTTCATCAATATATCCTTTGTAACTTTTTAAAATAATATAATTATTAAAGTATATATATCTATTATCATAATTTTTGTAAAAATCATGATGCATATCAAAATTTGATTTATCTTCTGAAGAAAAAAATTGTGATAATAGTCCAGGTCCTGTAGGATCTAAACATCCATTTCCATAAAACTTATTTTTGACATTTTCTACTATTTTATTAATAGCTGCAAACAAAATTGGATTATTAGGTTTGGAAACAATTAAAGCATTATATATGCCATTTTTATCAGCATCAAGAACCCAATGTTCACTTTCAGTTAAATTAATAAACTTGAAATTATTAACAGGTAAATATTTAACATCTAAATAAACGCCTCCATTTTTATATAAAATACAATAACGCCAAAGATCCGCTTTATAAGCACCAGGGATTAATGAATCATAAGCATTTAAAATTTGAGCATCAAAATTATTTTGAATAAATCTTCTACAATCATCGTCATCGAACAAATAATAAGTAAAAACAGGATTATTAAATTTTACTTTTGAAATAGCATTATGCATTAATTTTGGTAAATTTTTGCTATGCCAAGTTTGATAAATATTTAATGGTACAACATTATTGTAATAATTTTTCATAGGATAATGAATCTTAAGTTTTCTATTAATATCAATAATTTTAATAATATTATTTATTTTATTTTTTTCTTCTCTTTTAAAAACATGAGATGTAACAATATTGTGCAAATTTGATAACATATAATATTAATATAATATAATTTTTTAAATATTGGATTCTAAATAATCACTCATGATTTTATATCTTTCATTTTCTAAACTTTGTATTAAAATAGTCCAAGGTGTGCATTTGTGAAGTGCATCAATACCTTTATCACAAAATAGATTTAATATTGCAGGACTAAATCCAGACATCATAGATACATTTTTCTCACTAGACAAAGAAGGGAATCCTGAAGTAGAACGTAAGTTCCAGAATAAAATATGTGGAGGATTATATGGTCTTCCATGAACTCTAACACCAGCATCAGCATATAATTTTTTAATGATTTTATAAAGTTCTTCTTTTTTACATTCTTTATTATCTGTATTTTTTTCTGCTTGATCAATTTGCATATCAGATAACATAACCAAAACCATATCCTCTACATCTTCTGGAGGCATATTATTTTCAATAATAGAATCTAAAATAAGTTTAAGAGCTTCATAAAAGTTAGTATTATATCCAACTTCGCTGCCTTTAACTGCTACATATTGAGAAATGAAATCAGGATAAGCCTCTAAATTAATCCATCTAGGGTTTTTAGTGAATGTCATTACTCGTTTACCTAACTTTGATTTTTCTGCAATACGTATTCCCAAAGCAATTGCAACATCCATAGGATTTCCTTGCATAGATTCAGAAATATCTACCATAGGAATCATATTACAAAGTGATCCATTTTGTGTAGAATTATCGCGCCATTGTGAGTTGAGTATATCTTTTTCTTCTTGCGAAGATTTGTTATTATACAATTTTTGTGCTTGTTTAGAAAAGTCTGCCATTCCAATACGTTTGCCTTTGATTTCTTTTTCACCACTAATAGCTTTTTTAATACGTTCTTTGAAATGTTGTGCACATTCAACTCTATCAGAACGATCTGGGTATCTAACTTGTCCATTTTTTTTTAAATTTAATAATGATGTTTTCTGTTTTGAAAAAGAGATAGATGTTACTTTTTCAGGGTTGATTTCAGACCATCTATTTTCACATTGTTTAATTTGTAAAGTATCAATGGATTTATTCAATGAAGCCAACAATTTACGATATTCAGTCTTACATTTAAGAACAGCATTTTTCTTACTTTCCGAAGTTATAGCAGACTTTATATAATGATTAAAATAATTAGTAGCTAAAGATGTGTAAAGGAATCCAAAACTGCTGCCTTCTCTAGGTGCCCATTCTGCAACCAATGTAAGATCTTTAAGATTACCCGAAATCAAATTGTCAACATCTCGACTAATTTGATGATTCATCAACTGAACAGATGATAAAATAAGAGGATGATCAAGTTTAATTCCTCTTTCATAACAAAACTTACAGAAATACTTGATGTCTTTCCAAGAACCATATTGGTGTATCGTTTTATTTCCCAAATCTACTAGACATTTGAGAGCAAACAATGCAAGTTGTGGAAAGTAATCATACCATGTGAGAATCATCATATAAGTTAATTTATATTCTCCCTTTCCATCAACTATATCACGTGTTTGCCCGATCATTCTGTAAAGAATAGAGAGATGATGTTTAGCGATTTCTTTTTCGATAAGTAGTGAGTTTTCAATTTTGTATTTAATTGATGTGAGTAATTCAGTTAAAACAATTTGTAATTTAATCATTCCATTGTCGTCAGTTCTAGTCATTTGAAAAGAGAATTGAAGAATTTTTTCTTGAATATTTTTGAACCATGTTAATTCTACATGTCCATTTTCTCCAATTTGCTGCGGCGTATGAGTATCAAGTGCGGTCACAAGTGCTGACATTGTTACTATAAAATATATTATTGTCTTTATATCGTTTTTTAATAGTTTTTTTTTTATTACTTAAAGAGTTTAAATAAATACGTTTAGTAGATGTATTATTATTTTCTTTTTTGATTTCATTTGTTTTTTCATAAAAAATAAGTATTAGATCATTTAAATCTTGTAACATATTAATTGTTTTTTGAAAATATATTGTATCAATATTTTTTATTATATTTAAATAATTAGTATCAATAGAATCTAATAAATAGTATTTTATTTCATCAGGTTCTAATACAATATTATATCTTAATATAGATAATAAAAAATATTTTCTATCATCTTCTAATGCATATTTTTTAAGTATTTGAATAATTTCTTCTCTGTTTATGCGATTAATTGTTGACATTAAAAAAGGAATTTGTTTAACTTTTTCAATTACACTATCTCTATTAACATAAATAATCTTTAAATTTACATAATATATATCATCTTTATAGAAATCTTTGTATAATTCATCTATTTCATCAAATTGTTTTATCCATTCATCATCTAATTCTTTATAATCCATTATAAAATAAAGATATAATACATTACAATATTAAACTAATATTCTTCTTCTTGTTCATATTGATATGGCTCAATATTTTCTTCCCAAATTTCATCTAATTTGTCAAAATAATCATAATTAGAAAATTTAAAAATATATTCCCATTCGTCATAACCCCACTTTTCTATATAATCATCTCTTCTTTTTTCATGTAAATATACTAAATGATCTAATACTTTATAATGTAAATCCAAATTATTCTTTACATTTTTTTTCTTTGTATTAAAAGTAATTTGTACCTCATTTGTTTTTTTATTAAATTTCATTTCAGTCCAACCTTTTTTCAAAATAGATTTTTCCTCTGTTTTTATTTCTTCTATAATATTTTGTTTTTCTATTTTTTCAATAAAATTCATTTTATTTTCTATTATTTCTGTCTTTTTAACATATAATTCAGGAAAACTTTCAATAGCCAATGCATTTCTCTTTTTTTCTTCTTCTTCTATTTTTTTTTTATCTTCTATTTTTTTTATATATTGTTCTCTTTCTTCATTAATATCATAAGTTTTTTTAAATGAATAATTATCATTAAATTTATTATTTTTAAATTCATTATTTTTTGATTCCTGAAAATTTTCTTTTTTATTTTCAATAGGTTGTATTGTATTATTATTATTATTATTATACATTTTGTTATTATTTTTAGATTTTTCTTCAATTAAACAGCCAAATCTAGAATTATCTTTGAACATTTTTGTTTATATAACTTTTATGTATATTATATAATGCTATTTTATATTTAAATCGTTTTATATATTATTTTAAAAAAGATTTAAAGTTATTGTATAAATATTATCTCCTTACAGCAAAGTATGTAATTATTAGGGTTAATGTGGAAATTATAAAATGTTTTTATATATTTTTTACAGGAGATAGCAACTAAAAAAATTGATTTAAATTAAATATAATTTAAATAAGTTATTAATTATGAATAGAACTAAAATGTTTATGAATAGATTTGTCTTTAATTCAAAGTTAAATAAAAAAAGATTTGAAATAAATCATACAAAAATATTTAAAAATAAAAATAAAAATAAAATTTATCAAATGGTTAGAGTAAACCATTATCATGCTGCTACTTATCCTCCACAAAATGATGGAAATAAACCACCAAATTGGAGATTATTTATTATTGCAGCTATAGCATTCTATTCTGTAAATAATTTTAAAAAGTAAGTATTTATAATAAAAATAATTTATTATAAATTTTATTATTATAAATGAATTAATCTATTAAAATCACGATCAGCATTAGGATTAAATATATTAGCATCAATATATGATTTTATGCCCGGATCTTTTAGTTTTGCAGTATATTCTTCTTTTGGATCCTCAAATTGCCATTCACTATTTTTAATATTACTTTCTATTTTTTCATCAATAATTGCAAATTTTTCATATTGTGTTGTTGTTGAAAATCTTGTATTAACTTTTTCTATAATACTTGGCAAACTAACCAATAATTTAGGCACAGAATTAATTAAAAATGAAATTTTAGTTGGTTCTGTTAAAGGTAAATGTTTATCTTTCATATCATTTATAAAACTGGTATCTGTTAAATCTGAAGCAACTGAAGATTGTGAAAAAACAAAATTATCACTTTCATCTGATTCACTTTCATCTGATTCACTTTCATCTGATTCACTAGTTTGCATATTAGAGAGATTTGCTAGCATATTTCTTTCAAACCCTTGTTCAGCTTCTTCTTTAGTTTTTATTATGTGTTCAGTATAAGCATCTGGATCAGTAACTTCATCATAATCATAAGAATCTATTAATTCTAAAAATTCAAGAGGCCAAAAACTTAAAATATGATTTATATTCCTTACAGATCCTTCAGTGGAAGCATCAGTCATATCTTCTTTTTCTGCAATAATAACGTTTTCTAATAAACATTGAGCCATAATATAACCTTGAACAAAAACAGAAAAATAAAAGCCATTTAACACGCATAAAGTTGTTGAAATATGTAGTATATTTTGTTTATAAATTTTTGGAGCAATTGATAATAAAGAATTATTTCTTCTAAATAGTTCATGTTCTAAATTAACAATATCCTGCTCATCTTCGCGTATAGTAAAATTGGTATAGTAAAAATATATTTTTTTTCTACCATTCAAAAAATATAAATAGATTGTTCTATAAAAAGAATCTGATTTGTCATGATAAAATAAATAGTATTCTTTAAAAATACCTAATCTAGATAAAAAATTATCAATAGTAGTAATTAAAATACTAGATTGTTCTTTTGCTTGTGAAAGAACAGATAAAAAATATTGTTCGTTAGTAAAAATATCTGTTGTTTTTACTAATTTTTTTATTAGATTTTTTATTAGATTTTTTATTAGTTTTTTTATTAGTTTTTCCTCCATTCGAAACTTCAACTTC